CTTCTCTTGGTTCTTACACTCCCAGTTAAACTCTGATAGTATTCCTTGAGTTGCCATAATATCTCCTTTAATACTCAAGCCACCACTGTTAGGAGTTCTCCTTATTGATGTTTCAAATTCTCTACTTAAATACTTCGCTACTTGTAGCTCAAAACGTTTGCCTTTTTTATTTGAATTTAATCCCATAGTTATTTTTTTATTGATACATTTCTTTACCTATTAATATTCCTACTATTAAAACAGCTATAAAAGCTATTGTTATTATTATAAAATATCCTATCAAAATTGTTGTTTTAATTTGTTTCTTAAATTTTCTGATTCTTTAGTTAAATAATTGATCTTGTTTTTTAACCTCCCATTTTCTAAAAAAATAGAATTATTAGCATTTCTTTGTTTTTTTAATTCTTGACCTAAGTTTTCAAAGTGTAACATAAAGTTATTTAGCGTTTCAAGAACTTCTAAGAGCGTTTTATAGTTTTCCATACGTCCACCACTCAAAACATTATTATCGTTTAAAATAGAGGCTTTTAAATCGTTCACCTCTTTTTTACTTAATTTATCAATATTAACCTTTGCTAAATCATTTTTGTATTTTTTAAAATATTTATTTTCGGTTTGTTCGATTAATATTTCTAATTTGTTCTTAATTGTTATAGTGTCTAATAAGTCCATTTAAAATTCCTCATCTTTTTCAGTATCAAACCAATTAACTGGCTTAGGTACATTAATTTTAATTTTTGCTTGTTTTTCTCTTACTAAGTTTTTATGTCTTTTGCTATATTGATTGCCTCTCATATAATAAGCATTTTTTTCCGTATCGTAAAACATTGTATAAGTTCCATTAACACTTACTCCTTTAGGCTTACTCTTTACAACCCTTATTTTAACTTCATTTTTTTGGTATGCTATACCAAATTCATCATTTAAACCATATGGGGGACGCCAAACAATTATCATTAATAAACCTTTTCTAAACCAAGCTTGACCACCAGCTATTTCTCTTGGTGTTGCCATAGGAAAAAAAGTTATATTATCAGTTGTTATAGGTGCCTGGTCTCTAACGTGTGTTATTACGCAATTGTGCCGATTGGTTTTTCTTGCATTTTTCCTTACATCACCTAAAATTCTTTCTATATACAAATCTTGCCTACCTTCATCTTTACTAAAATCGTGGGATAACTCATTAAATGGATCTATTAATGTAGTGTGTATTCTTTTACCTTCTTCAATTTCTATTTTATCAACTATTTTATAAAAATCGTTTGCAGTCATTTTATCATCTAAAGGATCAATAATATAAAAATATTCATCAATAAACATTTCAGATGCTATTCTTTCAGATTCAGTCATTGGGTTTTCCATTTTTTTTATGTAGGGTTTACCAATGTATTTATAACAAAGTTCTGAAATAATATCTTCAACCGTTCCCGTTTCAGGTGTGTAAATTGCGTGTCTTAGTTTATGTTCTACCGAAAGATTAATTAATATTTCAAGCCAAAATTCTGTTTTACCATCGTGAGGCGCACCAGCTACATAAGTCGTGCAACCTTGTTTTATAGTTATTGGTAAACTGTCAAAACCCCAACCAATTGAATGACCTTTTTGATAACCGTTATTTCTAAGTTCGTTTAGTTCGGTTTGTCTTTCCGTTACTTTGTGCCAATGTTTAGTTTCCATATTTAGGGGGTGTATAGTTTTTACCTGAATAAGTAGTTTTAGACCTTTTTTGCCAAGTTTTTAATCTTCTGCCTATATCAAAACTTGTTTGCTTTTCAAATCTCATTTTTTTATCATTTAAACTATGCTCAGTCCAATACTCAAAAAAATCTTTAATCATTTCTAAAACATAAACATCTTTATACTTTGCTAAGAGTTTTTTAAACTCTGCTTTTCGTTCTTTTATATCATTCTTTACATTCTTTACATTCTTGTTAGTTGTTGATGGTTTGTTATTTGTTTGTTGATGGTTTGTTGTTTCGTTTGTTACTATTTGATATTTAGAATAGTTAACTATCTGAATAACAGTACCTTTAGAGCTTGATTTAATTGTTATTTCGTTTGTTGATTTTAGCTTAGAAATTGCAGTTCTTATTTTTTGAATACTTAAACCAGTTTCATTAGAAAGAACTTCTAAGCCAGTAACAAGCTGACCAATTTCAATTAATTTACCTTTGTATTTTTTTGGCTTATGATTTGCTTTTAACAGTAGATGAAAAAATAAAACTTTAACGTTTAAATCTTCGTACCACTCCCATTCTAAAAGTTGCCTGTGTATTTTTATCCACCCTTGATTTTGTTGCATAATTTAACTTTTTAATTATTTGACTATTTAAAAAAAAGAATGAGGAAAGGAAGTCAAAAAAAACCTTTTACAAGTTGTACGGCTCAACCTCATTACAAAGATAATAATTATTATTTAAAATTGTGTTTATAATTGGTTCTTTCAATGTCTAATTTATAATATAATATTGACATCATTCCGTTAATATGACTGTCAGTAGGAAAAAAATATTTCCAACCTTTTGACATTCCTTTATTAATATAATAAAAAAAAGCCATTCCGATTTTACCAGTATTCTTTTTAAAATATATTACAGCTGTATGGTCTGACGTTGGAATTATTTCTTTAATCTCAAAATTTTCATTGTTAACATTGCCCTCTCTATTATTTTTAGAAAACCTTTCAGCTATTAACAAAGCTTTTTCATTTAGTTTAGTTGCGAGTTCTTTATTCATTAGTTGCCCTTTTTTAAATTTTCAAAGTAAAATTGTTTTTCACGATCCGACAAATCGTCAAATTTGTAGGTTGGCAAAGAGCTATACTCCCATTCGTTTTGATAGTATGGCTCTTGTTTGCCGTTTATTTCAATAGCTGGTGTTAAGTATTTCCAAGTCTTTTTGGGAAAATAAAAGTTATTGTTTAGGGTGCTATAATCTATACCCCACATCTTCGCCAATTCGGGAAGTGAATAACCTAACGCTAATTGCTCCATTAAAAATTCATTACTTAACAACATACCAACCTTTTTTTATTAAATGATTTGTTCAAAATGGTAAATCATCACCACCAGATGAATAGCTTCCGTCCTGTTCAAAAGCTGGGCTTTTACCTACCCCATCATCTAAAAGATTTTTGCTTTTTCTTTCTTTTTCCGCTTCTGATGGCGCATCCTTAAACTCGTTAAAGATATTCCAAGCAACTAACGAAGTGTAATACTTACCGTTGAACTCGTTTGTTTTAACGTTAAAACCTATCGTAACTCTTGAGGTTACTTTGTTCCATTTAGTAAAGTTATTTATTTTCTCTTCGCCAAATATCTCGAAATAATAAAGGTTATTATACTCCTCATCTGTTTGCACCAGGAAATTTAACTTTTGCCATTCTTTCCCAGCTTTGCTTGTTCCTTTTTGGATTGGTAATATTTTTGTAATGTTACCCGTTATTTTTAATTCACTCATTTTATTTGTTTTTTTTGGTTATTAATATTTTGTGCAAATGTGTTTAACTTGTGTTTTATTTAATTTAAACCACTCACCTCTTTTTCTGTATTTTTTATATTTAAAATGTAAATCGTTTTCAATATCTTTTTGCCAAACCTTAACCATTTCTATTTCTGGTTCTTGGCTTTGTAAAGTTTTTTCTCTGTATTTTGGATTAATAGATTTTCCAATTTTATACAAACCATTTAATTTGTTTTTCATTAAATAGGTTTTTTGATTATAACTTTTTTTTAAATGTTTATTTATAATTATTTGATTTTGTTTTTCAATTTCAATTTGTTTTTTATAATATTCATCAGTTTTTTTAAATTCTTTTTTATGATGATTATAAATAAACTCATTTAATTTATACTTTAATTTTTTTTCAGAAATATTTTCTAAATCAATTTTTGTTATTTCTTTAAAATAATTCTTAAAATATTTAGGTAGATTTTTAAAATCTAACATAAAAAAATCATTTATAGATATACTATAATATAAAGTGTTTTGAAAACCATAATTATAATGGATAAAAGTTATTTTGTTTTTAACTATACTTTTAAATAATATTTTATCATAATCATATTTACTAACAAACACATTTACAATTTCTTTATTTAATAACTGATTATCAAATAATGTTAAAACATCATTAACAAAGGTATTTTCACTATGATCAAAATAATGAATTTGACTTCCAGATACGGCTAAAATATTTAACCTATTTAAAAAATTTATGTTTTCCGTTTTTTCTACTTCGATTTTTAAATTTATTTCATTAAAAAAATACACATCATAAATTATTTTATTTTGCTTTTTAATTTCTTCAACGCTTAAAATTTCATAAATTAATTGAGTATAATTTTCAATTTTTTTCCAATTACCTACACATATATTTCCTTTAAAAACAATAGTGTTATATTTATTAGATGCTATTAGTTGATTCATACTCATATTAATATATAAATTC